CCAAACCCCCGTTCCACCAATCCGCCCCACCGACCGGGTTCTGGATAAGCGGCAAATCGGAATTGGTAAGGGCGTTGATGCCGCGTGGGATCAGGTTCAGTCCCATGGACAGGATATCTACTGGCGCTCCTAGGGTGTTTCCGATGCCAGTGTTGATGCCTGACGTTCCCTGCGCGAAGTATGAATCGCCATAGGAGCCGGGTGGGGGCGGCGAACCGTTCGCTCCATCGTCTGTTACCGTTCCCCCAAGGGGAGGCGGGTCTTCGCCAAATCGCGCGCGATACTCGGCGATAAATTGCGGCGTGTAGGCGCCAGCATCGTCCGCCTTTTGAGCCTGCTTCAGCACCGCGTCCAAGGAAATAGGCGCTTCCCACTGAGCGCCCGGCATTCCCCTGACCTTAAGCCACTCGTCTACACGCCGACGCGCGTCCTTAAGCTGCTGCTCAGTTGCTTCATCATATGCCCATCGATTAGGTTTGATAGCGGCGGCGAGCCGCGCCGCATCGGCATCCGACTGCGATCCCATCCCCGGCACCTTAAAGGCCGCAGTGGCGATGTCCTCAAGGCTGGCAGCCGCCTTGTCGAACCGCGCATTGTCACCGCCGGGAACGAAATCACGGATGCCAGCAACGCCACGCGTTGTTCCGGGGCCGCGGTTAAACAGCCCCTGCACCTCGTTGATTTGCCCGATCAGGGCATTGATGCGGCCCTGCGCATCCTTATCGGACACGAAGCCGGGGATCGCCTGAAGTTGCCCGTTTACGATCTGCATCCCCTCAGGGATGGTGCCCCTGTTGGCATCCGTTAGAGCTTGCTGGGTTTTGAGCTGATCTAGCCGCGCCGATTCCTGAGCCAGGCGGATACGGGCCGCTTCCATCTCAAGGCGACGGCGTTCGAATTCCTGATCTTCGTCCTTACGCCCTTCGTCGCGAACCTTGTACGGATCGCGAACGATGCGGCCCTGACGAGGCGAGGGCGCAGGAGATCCGGTAGTTGCCTGATCGAACCAGTCCTGAGCCATTACTTCTTCACTCCCGTGCGCCCGTCAGGGCTGACGACCTTGGTTCCCGAAGGCAGCTTGGCCATGTCCTCGGGGCCGCTGACCATGACCGGCGTTCCGTGACGCTGCTGCCAGTCGAGAAAGCCTTTCGCCCCCATCGATCGGATCAAGTCCCCCGCCCCGCTCATATCCGCGAAGCTGCCTTGGGGAGCAGGCGGCGGCGTACCGCCGACCGGCCCAGATTGCTGACCACCTCCTTCCCCGATTGTGGCTGAGAGCTGAGAACGCGGCCCGACATACGGCCCCGTAGGCGTGGGCACGACGATCTCAGGATCGATCTGACCCTGTAGGTATTTGTCCGCGAAGCTCGGATTCATGCCCTGAAGCCACTGGAAATTGCGCTGAAAGTCGGTCGGCTGCGGGGGCTTCGGATTAGCGCGCTCCCACTGCTTCATGGCGAAATCCCGCACATTATCTGGAATGTACGGATTGAGCAGCGCCGCGGTTACGCCTTCCGTCGATGAACCCTGACCACCGCCCATGAGCGCACGCATCACGGCATCGCCTTCCGCTGCATTTTCCGCAGCGGCGCGGTCGGCTCTGCGCTCTCGGAAAGCGCCCCCGAGCGTGTCTGCCAGCCTTGCCGCCCCCTGAAGCCAATGCCCGACCGGGGAATAATCCATCTGCTGCTGGGAGGCCGCTAATCGCCGCTGGAACGCGATATCCTCGGGCGTCATGCGGGAGCCGCCCGAACCCCATACGAAAGGCTCGGAGACGGTCTGCATCTGGTCCAGTGCACCGCGCTCTGCGTTCGCTGCTTGGGGAAGACCTAGCCACATGCCGCTATCTCCCGATGAACGCGCTGCCAAGGCCTCCGGCCAAGCCGAACAGGCCGCCGAGCATGGCGTTATGGCTGGCCAGCTTGCCCTGATACTGCTGGTTCACGAGACCCGTGTAATCGACGCCCCCAACCTGAGCCTGAGGCGTCGGCCCGGACATGGATGCCGGATTGGACACCTGCGAACCCGACATGAGGGCAGTGATTTCGTTGATCGGCTGATTGCGCCCCGCCAGCGCCTCCCCGAACGCCTGCGAGCGGCCGGTCAGCGCCAGTTGGTTCAACTGATCGCTGTTGGCCTGATTCTGCTGCTCCATGGCTATGTTGTAGGTATCGCTGCCCGGTCGGATGCCTGAGTTGATGAGCTGTGTGCGAAGCGCCTCTTGGTTGCGCTGCTGCTGGGGCAGGATGCGCGACGAGGCCAAATCGTAGGACCAGTCTGCGGCGTCCTGATTGTTGAATTCGAACGGCTTCGACAGATAGTCCTGGAGCATTGCCGACTGGTCTTTCGCCAGCCCCGCGAGATTGGTTTGCGCGCCCTGCGTCAGATCGAAAATCTTCTGCTGCTCAGGCGAGAAGGTGGTCGTCTGGGTATATCGTGGGATGCTGATCGTCTTGCCCGTCGAGTCCACGTAGCTCGTCGATCCGTTCGGGGTGTACGAGACATTGCCCCAAGGATTGACCTGATCGGTCATATTGATGAGCTGTTGCGATACCGCCGTGTCGCGGTTCATGCCGCTCTGGGCGGCGGCTGTCGCATAGGGATCGGGGGCTTTCGGCGCTGAGACCACTTGAAACGCTTCCTTGCTTCAGGAAGCGCGTGAAGTAGTTCAGCCGCGCCTATTCGCGGGCGAACTTACCAAAACGATAGTCAGCGCGCAAGATTCCGATGATTATTCCGTCCCGGCCCAGACCGAAGTGGTTCCTCAACCTTCCTTCGACTTCGCCGCCCATCCGCTTGGCGATCTTGCAGATGGCCGGCTGCTCGGTGATCGCGGTCATTCGCTCGCAGTCGAGCTGGTTGAACGCGTAATGGCCAACAGCGCGCATGAAGCCCGGCGTCCATCCCTGACCCGCAATCGAGACGTGGACGTCGGCGCCTTCGAAGTTATTGAACAGGACTGCTGCGACGATCTCACCTTTCCGCTCGATCCCCATGGCGGAGTAAGGCGGGCACAAGCCAAATCCGATCCGATCCGAGACGAACTTAGCCGGTTTCTCGCCGACGACGATCAACTGACGAGTTCCGCAGTGGTGTAGAGCATTTCGGAGCGGACCAGCTCCACGTCGAGCGGCTGAAGGCTGGAGCTTGTCACCTGATAGGCCAGCGAGCAAACATACCCGGCCTGCCCGACCGAGTGATAGTTCTGGTTGATGATCTTGGCCGCGGCGCCGCCCCAGATCGATTGCCCCCACACGCCGGTACCCCAGAGATTTCCCACGCCGGAGATGATTGTCGCATCCGGAGCGACCGGCATCGCCTCGTTGAAGTCGCCTTGGATCGTGACGAGTTCGTTCGTCACCGCGCTCGCCCGCGTCACCACACGACCGACCGTGCCGATCTTGAGTGCCGAAGGGCTTCCAAGGTCTTCATAGAGCGGGAGGACGACCCCGGTGTACGCGACCCCGTCATCGGCGCCTGTTGCGTTGGCAACGTAGATCTTCCCGTTCTCGGAACCGAAGAACATCTGTCCAAGGAAGACGTCCGCGCACAGCATCCGCCAGTTCGTGAAGCGGCACCATGCCCCGGTCTCGGTATTCGAGACGAACACCACGGGATCGGGAGCGTCCGCCGTGGTGGGCGGGGCGATCATCGCCATCTTGAGTTCGGGCCACAATTCAGCCTGCCAGCCGTCATTCCCGCGCAGCTCCACCGCTTCCGACCACGCATCTGCGATGTTGTAAGAGACGGTCGCGATGTTGAGCGAGGTCACGTCAAGCTGGATCGCCTTGGACAGCGGGACGAGCCCGACACTGGTAGAGATGGCAAGGTCGCCACCACCGCGCATGAAGGAACGGTTTCCAAGGGGCTTGCCGGTTCGATAGACGCCTACTTTCGACCATGACGCATCAACAGGATACAGCCCCTGATAAATGGCGGCCTCGCCCTCGGTGGACATGAACACGCATTGTTCGGCCAACCCGCCCTCAGCCGACGCCTCAAGCGACCAGTTCTGACCGAAGTGAAGAGAGCCACCGCGGCCCAAGACGCCATCGAGAGGGAACCGCACCGCCGTGCCACCGATCGCATCCACCCCGTCCGCGTAGTAGGCGTTCAGGCTGTTCTTCTGGATGAACCACAGCCGGTTCTTGTACGCCCAGACATAGGACATATCGGCTGTCGTGAGGCTGTTGGGGAACGCCATGCCGGGAACGACATTGCCGTAATCCCCATTGACCAGCGCGTCTCCGCCGTCGGCATCGGTGATCGTCTCGTTATCCTGAAACGACCCACCGCCAACAAAGGTCTGCGGCTCAGCCACGGTAGCAAGGCCGCCGCTCCCGTCCCTCAGCGCTTCGCCCTGCACGAATGACCCGATCAAGCCCTCTATCGCCAGTGTGCCGCTCAGGATCGGCGCGCTTGCCTTACCGTTGACGGACGCAGCCCCGGCAATACTCCCGGTCAGCGCCTCATTATCCTGAAATACCCCGCTCAGCGATTGGACCGTCAGCGTGCCGCTTGCTGTCGTTCCAGCTACGGAAACCACGGTCGCCGTGGCACCGCTTGTCGTTCCGGTGACGACTTCCGCTGCGACGAACGCCCCAGTTCCCCCGTCATAGGGCAGCTCCCATGTGGTGGTGCCCGGCGTGATCGTCTTGATGCGCGCCGAAGCCTTGGAGGTCTCGCCGCGTATTGTGCTTCCAACAGTGAACGCAGCCGAGCCGCCGACATAGGGAAGCGTCCAGTTCTCTGGGGTGTATGCAACGTCGCGGACGATGAGCCGCGTCGGCTCTACCCGCCAGATAAGAGCTGTAGCGCCGCTTGTTGCACCGGTCAGGACCGATCCTTCGGTGAACGGGGTCGTCTCATTGTCATAGGGGATTTCCCAGAGACCGCCGCCATAGTTCGGCCAGAAGTCGGCCCCATCATAAATGAACCCGTCATCCTCTCCGTTGACCCCGACGAGAAACACCCCGCCAGAGGTGGCGAACTGGACGACGATCCAGTTTCCACCCGTGAAGCCCTCCATCGCGATCAGGTCGCCCGTGGAAGACCAGCCGAACCAATTGCCAGCGCCGTCGGCAAGACGGTCGCCATCGTCGGTCACGATATCGCTATTGTCGGGGAACGGCACGGAAGTGATCTCGTAGATCGTGTCCTCGGTGGCCGCGAACAGCTTCCGGTTGGTACCATTGTTGTACGAGAAGATCGCCGTTGAATCGAGCGATCCGTCTCCCAGCGTTGCGTAGAGCTGCTTGCCCCGGCGAAGAACGACGCCGGTCGATCGGGGAAAGAAGTTGTCCAGGATGGACGCGCCCTGAGCAGGGCCAGCTTCAGGGGTGGCCAAGGCGCGATTACTGACCCAACCGCCGACCGGAGCCGGAAAGTTCTTGGGTTGCGCCTTACGCTGCTTCGGGCGGTTCAGTGACCGTGCGTACACCGGTCACACCCCGCCGAGAGTCCACGGCCACGCCGCATAGGTGCCGGGCAGCCACCGATTGGACGTGCGCCGATATGTGCGCGAACCCTTGTCCTTAACCGCGTACTCGCTGATCGCCTTGGCAAAGGCCTCCTGATCTCCGGTCCAGTCGAGCTTCTTGTTCTCCCGCCAGCGCCAGACGAGGCCTAGCGTCAACAGGCGCTCGGGCAGGAGGAATTCGTCCGTGTCCGCTGTGAAGCTGTCCTTCAGGGCCAGCGTCGAAGTGTCCCGGGCATAGTTCTTTGAGACATAGGGGTACTGCGCGTTCGTGCTGGGTGCAGGGGTGAAGTGGAGCTGATCGCCGTAGATCGTCCACAGGCCCGGATTGGGCATGAACCCGCGACCCGCCCAATAGGCGAAGTCGTTAAGGTCGGTGACCCGCTGATAGCCCCAGAACCACCCTTGGTTCTCGGTGATGTCAGACACGACCAGCATCCGGTCATAGTCGCTCGGAAGGTCGAATACAGTTTCAGTCCCGTCCGCGGTGATCGTCGCGAACTTAGTCAGACCTTGCCAGTCGTTCGACTTGAGAATGTCCTTAGCCACCTCGTTGATGAGGTCCGTGATCTCAAGCTCGAACCCACGGCCAGCGGGAGCGCCGAAGAACGTGTCCGGACGCCTTCCCATCAGCCGGATCGCGGCTGACTGCATGGCCGTGAGAATAGTCACGCCTGCGACCGAGCCTCATTCAGAAGCCGCTCAAGCGTGTCCCGGCCGGGATTGCCGCGAGGACGTGCACCAGCGAGCCTTTCGATCTCGTCCTTGATCTCACCATCTCCCATGGTCGTGATATCCGAGGGCGCGGGATCATGCGACGGCGGCTCGGCCACCGGAGGCGTGACCATCCCTTCAAGGCGGGCGAGGCGGGCGCGCAGTTCCTCGTTCTCGGCCTGCACTCGGGCAAACCCGTCGCGACCGGCCATGAACTGGGTAGCGGCACCGCGAAGCGTGTTCGCGTGGATGCCGAGCGCCTTGATGCCATCGTGGCTCAGGTTGTGAAGCGCTTCGATGCTGTAGATCCGATGAGCGCGGCACAGTGAAATGTGCTCCGGCTTGATGCCATGTTCGCGCAGCATTTCCAGCGGGGTTCCCAGCGCCTCCTGAGGGCCACCCTCCTTGAAAGCGCGGTACTGCTCCGGCCAGCGCTCGGCATAGGTGATGACGCGGTTACCGTCTCGCCGCCACTGCGCATCGACCGGGAAAACCGGGATGGAGTTGCGCGAGCCTGCGGTGTGAATTTCGACCACCTCAAGCGAACGACGGACCTCGCAGCCCTTGATGTCGCTCTGAGGGACGTTTTCGAGCTCGATGTATTTGAAAACCGGGGTGACAGACACATCGGTCATGTCGATCTGGGCAAGTTCAACCATTTCTCAGCTCCGCTCGGGATGAAGGAAAGCGAAGGCCGGGTGAGCGTACCCACCCGGCCAAGGCCATCAGGGCGCGGTGCCCTTGGCCGCCCAGAAGTGATCCCCGGCAAGGAGGTCCGTGCCGTAAATCGCCGTCGGGGGAGCGTACCAACCGCCAGCGCCAGTCGCGGCGGTCACATTGTTGTAGGCAGTGACGGTGATAGCGATCTGCGTACCGGGGGACGCCGCATCGGCAATCGTGCCCGAAGCGCGTACCCACATGTAGAGACGACCGTCCGTGCCATAGCACGTATCGCCTTCCTGCGGGCTGGCGATCACCGGCGCCGTCGAGGCGTAGGTGTCCACCGGCATGTCATACCACGCCGAACCCTGAGCGGCGGGGAGGACTTGCGTCAGCTCCGGCCCAAGGCTGGGGGTGGTGCGGAAAGGAGTATCGACCATGATCCTGTCTCCTTGGGGTTAGACGCGCACGCGCACGGTGAAGAGCGGGTTCTCGACCACGAACTGGCCCGACCACACGATCCCCTGCGCAACTGCGTCCTGATTGACCGGGCGGATGCCGTTGCCCGGATGGAACGGCACGAAGTCCTGACCGGGGAAGGTGTAGATTGCCGCCCCCTTGGTATCGATGCCGAACGCGGTGTTCGCAGGCATGACGTTGCCGATGCCACCGGCTGCGACCAGATCCACCGGACCCGCCGCCGTCATGTACGTGTAGCCGGAGAAGCCGAGGCGCCCCAGTCGCTCCGAGACGATGCGCTGATGCGCAACGAACGAAGCTTCGATGGCGGGCCACATGTCGGACGAGAAAATCCAGAGGTCCGGATATCGACCGCCACGCGAGCGTGCCAATGCGATCTGCGACACGATGGCCCGAGCGGTGGTGCTGTCCCAAGTCGCGAAACCCGAGACGTCGCCGTTCGAAATGTCGTAGAAGCTGGTCCGCCAGTTGGCGACGGTGCCGCGATCGATGCTGCCATAGATGCCAGCGTTGGTGACGATGGGAACCGCCACGCCGAGACCCTGCATCTGGCGACCGCCGTCCGCCGTACCGTCGCTGATGAGGCCCTCTTCGAAGGTCTCCTTCGCCGACATTTCAGCAGCCTCGATGTACGTTGCCGCAAGGTCGATGAACTCGGCCTCGCCGCGGTTGTACAGCAGCTCGGTGCCGTTCAGCGAGAACGGGGCGACGACACGCGACCAGTTGAAGATCGCCGAGTTGATCAGCTCCTTCGGCATGATCGAGATTTTGTCGTAGCCGGTGAACCACTGGGCCTGAAGCTTGTCGAACATCACCGGGACACGAAGTTCCGGGCCGCTCGCGCGCTTCTCCATGATGCGCCCCTGATCCTTCAGGATGCGCGTCAGCGGGGTGGCATTGTACACAATGTCCTGAATCTGACGCTGCCGATTGGCAACGGACACCGTGAGCGCCTGACCCGCGTCGAAACGAGAGGTAATAGGCATGTGGGCGTTTCCCTAACCCTATGCTCGCCGCTGGTTGCGGATAGCCCGCTCCAACTGCTCGCGGATTGAACCGCCGCGTTCAGGCTCTTCATCTGGAGTGACGGAACCCGGCGCGGATTTGATGGATTTGGAGCCGCTGAAGTCAGCGTCAGCGCGGCGGGTATCTGGATCAGGGCCGGGATCGTTCGAGGCTTGGCTCGCGACATGTGAAGACGGGTTAATCCGCTCAGCCATGTCATACGCCGCCGCGAGCCGATCATGCAGGCTCAAGGTCTTTGGAATAATACCAGATTGCAGAAACATCGCAATATGGTCTTGCAGCTCTTCATAGCGCGGGTGCTCAGCCTTGAACGGCTCGATTACCTGTTCAGTCAGGCTCTGCACCTTCACTTGCTGCAACTGCTGCTGAAGCTGTGCAATACGCGGATCTTCACGTTGCTCAGCCGGCGCGCTTTGCGTCATCATCCGCTGATAGGCTTCCGGTCCTTGCTGCACGACCGCCTGAGCGATTTCGAACAGCGAGTAAGGCTGCCCATCGTTCTTGCGGGGGCCGACCTCCATCAGCGCCATGTTGAGCGCTGCAACGGGGTTCTGGCGCATCATGTTCTCAAACTGGTGGACCTGAGCGAGACTGTCTCGCAGCTCACGGCCATTCGACCGCGCCAGTTCATCGAAGTCGCGGACGCGCTCGTAGCGCTCGGAGGTCTCGCGGTAACGATCGACGTCCGCCTCGCGCTCACGGATCAGGTTCTCGACGTCTCGCTGAACAGCGCGTGGCGTGTTCGCCCACTTTTCCTTCGCATCGGGGAGAAAGCGCGATGGAGCTTGTGAGATGCCCTGCTTGACCTGCGTCGGCTGGTTGCCGCCTTCGCCTTTCTCCGTGCCGTCTGCTTCAGGCTTTGCCGAGAATTTGCCGTCAGGGGCGCGCTCAGGGGCTTTAGGCTGCTCCTTGGGCTTTTCCTCGCTCTTGTCCGCCTGCGGCTTCTCTGCCCCCTCTTTCGGCTTCGCCTCGCCCTTCTCATGGTCAGCGTCCTTGTCAGGCTTGGCGGCCTCGCCTTCCTTGGCTTCGGGCTGGCTGACTTCCTTGACGGCGGCCTCGATGCTGTCACGGAGCGACGGCGCCTCATTGGGGATATTAGGGGAGCCGCCACCCGCAGCCGTGGGTGTGACCGCGCCGGGGTCCAGCGTGGTCGAAGAAGGTTCGATGGTTGCCAGGTTATCCATTGTCATACCCCGTCGATCGCCACCGGCATCGCGCGGCGGCCTTGCTTCACTTCAGCGATGCTTCGGGCGATATCGTCCCGCAGCTTCTTTCCGTCGGTCTTGTGCTTGACCGGCTCGATCTGCTCGCCAGCGCCGAGAACCTGATAGCTCTCTCCCCTCGGGTTTCCGGAAGGGGTCAGCGACCGCATGTAGGCGGACTTGCTGTCGTGCATCTTCCCATCAGCCCCTCTGATCGGAGCAATGCAGTCGGACACGATATGCGGCGCGCACACCGCACGCTGGGATGGCTCTCCGCAGTCGCAAATCTGGACCTCCGCGAACGAGGCAAGCGGCACCATCCGCTCGAAACGGTGCCCTTGCTCGCAGCGGAAGTCGTAGAGCGGCATCAGCCCCCCTGCGCCTCGTCTTCGTAGTCCCAGCCCTCGCGCCACACCTTGGCGGCGGGATCGAGATAGGGGCTGTCTTCGCGCTTGATGCCGCCCCGACGGGCGTGCCGACCGCGCTGGAAGTAAAGCTCGTCCTCGGGTTCTCGCGGGGGCTTGCCGTAAGGCTTCGGCGCCTGTTTGGCGGGCGTCTTTGCCGATTTCTTGCTCATATTGCCCTCCTCAGGCCGCGGCGATGATCGCGTTGACCTTCGCAGCAAGGTCGGCAAGCCCGTCCTTGAGCGCGTTGATCGACGCATTGGTTGAGGTAAGAGATGCAGCGCTCGTGTCGGTCGAAGCCGCGGTCGCAGCGGGAATAGCTGCAATCGTGTTGTTCGCCGTTCCACCGCTGCTGTCGGTCAGCGGGGTAATCGCGGCAATCGCGGCCACAGCGCCCTCGATCTGGGACGCGGTTTCCTTCGCCAGTTCCGTCGGCATCGAGAGTTCTGCAAGTCGTCGCGCATCAGCCATTTCAATTCTCCTATGCGTGCGTGATTTCGGTGATGACCCCGTTGACCACGGTGAATGTGACCTCGACGTCCGGGGTGCCGTTGACTTCCATCGAGACCACTTGACCTGTCGTCACAGCCGCCGCGGTGCCGCCGACCAGCGTGACCGGCATGCCGCCGACTACGCTCGTAACCGGGGCACCGGCGTTCGTGATGGTGACGGGAATTCCGCCGCTCATGGCCGTGTCTCCTGCTGTTCGCTGAATTGCTGCTGACGGTCAGCACGGTCCTCCCCGCGGTCGGCGCGCTCTTCGCCACGGTCAGCGCGTTCGGCGTCTTGCTCCCGGAACCTCTCGTCGCTGGCCTGCCCCTGCGCAGCCATCGCCTGATCGCCTTGGCGCAGATCGATGTCAGCAACGGATTCGAACTCGTCCAACACCTGCTGCTGGTTGGCGAGCCTGATATCGTTCAGGATTTTGAGAGTCTCGGCGCGGACCTTATCCATGTCGGCAATGGCCTTGTCGGCCTTCGCCTGCGCATCCGCGGCGGTAATCTGAATCTTGGCGATCTCGGCTGCGTGCTTACGCTCTGCCTCCATCGCCTTTTGCTGCATCTCGACGATCTTGCGCTGGTTCTCGGCCTGATCGAGAGCGGCCTTGGCCTGCACGCCTGCCATGGCCGCACGGGCCTTTTCCATCTCGGCTTCGGCAAGCTTGTTGTTCGCTTCCGCCAGCGCTTCGCTGTCACCCTCCTGCCCCTTGGCGGCGGCTGCCATTTGCGGCGCGGCCTCGATGAACGCATCGATCGCTCCATCGAGTTGGCGACCAGCCCGGTAAGGCGCCAGGACGAACTTGAGCATTTCTCCGGCAAGCTTGGCACCCTGCTCGCCCATCGACGCCATTCCCATCAAAGCCTGAGAGGCCGTCGTGAATTCCGACATGAATTCGTTACGCGACGCCTTTTCCTGAAGCTCGTCGGTCAGGATGGTGCTATCGCTCTCGATCTCGAACGCGAACGAGCGCGCGCGGTCATCACGGAGCAGCTTCATTACGTCTTCAATGGCGACCTGCTGCTGGGCGTCTTCCAGCATCGGTGCGTATTTCTGGATTATTGCCTGTTGGGCCTGCTCGAACTGCTGCTGAGCCTGCGCTGGATCGATCTGCTGACCGGACTGCTGCGCCTGCTGGGCCATCTGGGATGCCTTGTCCTTGAGCGCCTTCAGCTCTTCCTCAGCACCCTTCTCGATCTCCTTGACGCGCTTCTCGATCTCCTTGCGCGTGGGAATTTCCATCTGTGCGAGGTCGAGCAAGGTCTTCTGGCTGAAGTGTTCAGCCGCGATCTCAGCAGTGATGCCAACCCCGTCCGCGGCGATCCGCTGAAGCTCGTCGATCTTGTCCTTGACGCGGACGGAACCGTACTGCGACTTGAGCTGCTGGGCGCCCAAGGTCTCTTCAGCCTCGGTCGCGCCGCGCATAATGTCGCTGATGCCGGAGAGCTGGTAGAAGTCCTGAATGAGCTGCGCGCGGGCTTCGATCAGGCCTTGGATCGCCGTCGCCAATTCGGCGAGCGGAAGCCAGACGACAAAGCCCTGCGCGTTGCCTTCCATCATGGCAGCAGCGGCAACAGGGATCAGGAGGCGATCATCGTCACTTCGGATCAATGCCTCAACCGCATCGCCGACATCACCGCCCGCCGGGATGAGGCCCTTCATGCGGACGTCATCGAGAAGCCGGTAGATGCGGCCAGTCAGGTCGCTGATCTTGCGGAAGTGGATCGCGTACCGATCCCAATCCGGAACCGGGATCAGCGAACGGCGCTGGCGTGTGCCGTAGGCGGGGCGCGGGCACGGGAAGAAGCTCGATAGCTTGAGATGCGGAGGCCCGCTGTCCAGCAGAACGTCAATGCCCTCGGTGACCCAATACACCTTGTCGTCAGCGCGGTGCCAAACTTCCCACACCTGACATTTCTGGGTCAGCGCGTTGTCGTAGCCGTCCGATTGATCGTCGCGCTTGCGGGTAAACTTGGCTGAGTGAAGAACATCCTCACTCAAGCCATCCTTGCCGCCGAAGCGCTTCTTCATCTCGTCGAAGGTCATCCAGAAGCCGCCGGCTACCCAGCCGACCTCTGACCATTTGCGGCACGGCTCATGCAGGAAGTCGCGGCGGTCAAGCTGCTCCCAGCAAACCTTCTGCTTGTCGTCACTTTCGTAGCGCAGCCAGAGAACGCCGCGGTTGGTGAACAGGAGATCATCACGGATCTCGCACATCACGTCCCCAATGTCGGTGAACGCGAGAACGGCTGCGGAAACTCGTTCCAGTAGCTCCGCGGTCTTCAGCTTGACGCGGTCGCTGTCCGAGAAGCGTGGCTTTACAGCGGGCTTCGGGGGCCGTGCATAGGTCGCTGGCTTAAGCACCTCCATCGAGGCCCAGAACAGGTCCAGATCGCTATCAGCCCATGCGCCCTGCCCGCCGTACAGCTTGTAAAGCCCATCGTAGGACGAACCGACACGCGAATAAACGTCGTCGATCAGCTGGCAAATGTCCTGCCAGTCGCGAAAGTCCTCCTTCGCCTTGTTCAGGGCGTTGAGGATTGGAGCGCTTGCCCGGTCGCGGCGCTGATCCTCGGTGCCCGAGAACGAAACCTCGTCTTGCGTCAACGCCGCCTCCCCATCGTAAGCGGGGGCGCGATGACGCCATCATCGAGAACCAGCGGGACAGAGTGAGCAATCGGCGTGCCGGGCTTTGACGACCGCCCTTCGCTCATACGGTCCATGAGCTGACCGACCAGACCGAGCGCATCGACCTGATCGTCATGGACGCCGACAGGGAAGCTCATCATCTCCGAAATGAGGTCGGACAGCCAAGGCGCATTAGCTGGAACGTGAAGCCCCTGCATGGACATGCGCCCACGAATGGACTGCGCCCGCACGGCCTTGTCTCCGCGCGTCGGGAACTGCTCACGGGCAGTGTACGACGCGGTTTCGAGCATGCGCTTGACGAGGAACGGACCTACACCGCTCTTAATCTGGCCCGTCTCTTCAGCCCAGCCGATAGGCCCCCACTTGCGGACCAGTGCGCAGAAAGCGTCGACCCACACGTCCGAGGAAGCCTGCTGACGCCACAGGTCGAGCAGGTACATGCGCCCATCGGATGCGATGCCAACCACGGCATGGACGGTGTAGTCGCCTCCGTCAGCGGTGACCGCGTAGTCCGAGCCACCGTAGATCGCCATCGACTCTTTGGGCGGGATCACGTCAACGGGAATGATCCATTCGCGCTTGAAATAGTCGCCCGTCTCAGGAGACGGCTCCTGCTGGTAGAGCGCGGACCAATCTCGAGAAGGAAGCGCGCGCTTGATCCGCTCCAAGGCATCGATCGGGTACTGCTCCGGCCAGAGCGCATCCCCGGTCTTGCTGATCGCCGGAAGGTTGAGAACGGCCCAATCTTCGTGACCATGCTCAGCTTGAAGCCACCCACTCAGGTCGTCTTCATGCCAGCGCGTCTGGATGATGACGATGCGCCCGCCGGGCATCAGCCGGGTGTATGCAGTGCTGGTGTACCAGTCCTTGGTCTTCTTGCGGATGACCTCGGATTCTGCGTCTTCCCGGTTCTTTACAGGATCATCAATCAGCAGAAGGTGTGCGCCGCGTCCGGTAAGCGGGCCGCCGACGCCGACGGCATAGAACGCCCCTCGCTGCGTGGTGGCGTGTTCGATCCCACCAGTCGCCCCCTCGATGTGGAAGCGCTTGGCGGACTTGCTGTCGTCTGCGAGGCCGACGCCCGGGAAGATCGCCTGATAGGCCGGGTCTTCGATCTGGTTCTTGACCTTGCGCCCGAAGTCGTCGGCCAACTCCTGCGCGTAGGTCGCGGTCACGACATAGTGGTCCGGGTTACGGCCCATATACCAAGCCGGGAAGAACTCGCTCGCCAGCATGCTCTTGCCGTGCCGCGGCGGCATGGTGATCATCAGGCGCGTGATTTCGCCTCGCTCGACCATTTCGAGATGGCGCGCGATCAGGCGATGATGGTGCGCGTCCATGTACGCTGGCCACTGGTAGGCGGCGTAGGCGATAAGACGTGAGAACGCGAAGTCCTCAGCTGTGAGAGCGTGCGCGGCGCTCATCCGGGGATCCCCCCGTGTAGCAACCACCTTAGTACCGGGATGAGCCGATCCATCGGCGTATCCGCTTCAAAGCGCTGATACCCCGGCAATATTTCTATCGCTTGGATATTGATGCGCCACCACGGCGCTTTGGTCACAGGGTCAACCGGTAGTGGGTATCCCTCGGACACCGCTAAGAAGGTCGGAAAGCGCTTCAATGCAACGCCTCCTCGCTCATGGCGCGGAAGAACGCCTCGGTCGCAGCGTCGCGGCTCTGCTTGAGCGCGCTGGCCATGTTCTCGCCAATGTCGATTTCCTTCGGGAGGATCGACGCGATTACCTTCAGGTACTGGTCCGGCTTGTTTTCGCGGACGGTCACAATCGCTTGCGCGCCATGCTGCTCGAAGTCAGCTACCAGCTCTTTGAGAAAGGCCTCTCCGAGCTTGGAGCGCGCGCCCTTGGGACGACCAGCAGGATTGCGCACCTCACCCGGCTTGATGCGGGTGTCCTTTTTCTCACCATTTTGATTTGGTTGGACGGCGACCATAGCGCCGTACCAAATACACGTCAGGAATCAGGCTGGGGATGCGGCAAAATTCATGTGGCCCGCATTTTCTGCGGCACGCACGATCCGCTGGACATGACGACGCTCGGCGCCAGTGGCACGGACGATCTGCATAATCGGACACGGGCCATGCTTGCGCCAGTAGGTCAGCACGCGAGCGCGCGTCAGGGGGGGGCGTCCGCGTGCCATTACCATCCCCTCCACTGGACGCGGCAGCGCAGGTACGTGACCGTCGCGAGGATAAGCGCAGCACCAGCTACACACCCAAGCGTCATGCCGTTCCACTGCTCCACGTCGCCGTAAATGACTGAGGCGAGCGACATTGCGATTTGGAAGACGCCGAGCGCCAAGGTGAGGCGAAGCCGCCCGCTGGTCTTCCAGATGCGTTCGTCGTTGGCGATGATGACGGTTCGCTCAGCCATGCCTTTCTCCTTCGGTAAGGGCTGTCTGGATCATGGCTCGAAACATATTGTGGATGTAATCCGGCCAGTGGGGGTCTTCCGGGCTTCCGATCCGCACGTTCATTGCGTAGCGAACTCCACGCGCCACCATCCCCGGCGTAGGCTCTAGGAGGGCTGTCAGGACAGCGCGGGCGAGGCGGCGATATGTATCGGCCGATCCTCCGCATTGCGGATCCAAGTTTGGCCACTTCCATGCCACGGACCAAGGATCATCTTCTTCGTACAGCGCCTTCGCGCACACTTCGATCATGGTCTGGGTCATGCGGCCTCCTCGCGACTGAAGAGTCTGCGCCCGCCATTGCTGTGTGCCTCGCGCTCCATCGCGCCACATTCGCATCGCCGCCATCGATAAGCTTCGACGCCAGAGCTTGTCGGCGTTACGCCATAAGTGGCCCATATCTGGCTAGGTTCCGGCCAAACTGGGATAAACTGCCCCCACGCGCCCCAATGATGGTGTGCACCCAACGCGCATCTCTCGATCATGGGTGTTTCTTTGGGGAGGGTCATGCTGGGTCTCCGGTCAATGTTGGACGCTGCCCGCTATTCCGGCCACGAGCTGGCCGATGGGTCGCGGGGGTCCGTTGTTCCGGGCAGGCTCAGCGCGGGGCGTCGAGTTCAGCCAGGGCTTGTCGCCAGCGGCGAGGCTAGCGAGGTAGGCGGCCTGATCGATGTTCGCAGCGGGCTTGGCAGGCACCGATTTGGCCTCGTCGCCGATCTCAAGCAGCCGATCGAACTTCTCGGGGCTTTCCAGCAACCAGCCAAGATTTGCTTTCCAGTCGCTGCCGGCTTTCCGTCCGCAGTGCCAGTCGCTCAGCGCCACGGCCCGGATTGCGTCGAAAACCCCCTCCTCGCCGTGCTGCTTGACCCTCGCCGCAAGGTGCTTGAGCCGGGTCTGGTTCAGCTTCCGGGATGTCCGCAGCCCGTTCGCCGCAGCCATTTCGTTCCAAGCTTCCAAAACTCGAATATGCAAAGGGGGCGATGAAGCGTTAGCTTCATCAGGTTCAACGGGGGGATTAGATATATTATCATTAAGGGGGGTGTTCGCCGTAACGTTACGCGTAACGCCGTTACGCTCGCCCGCCTTCTTTGCGCGGTGCCGCCGCATGCGCTCAGCGGCGCCGGGGTCTTTGCGAACCTCAAGCGCCTCCGCCAGCTCAACGATATCGGCTGCGGTCAAGCCTTTCTCAGCGAGAAGGCGGAGGGCTGCGGCGTTGAGGCCCATTACGCGGCTCGGCTCCTGTCGAACACAGGACTGTCGATCTGCTCAAGGGCGAGATCGCGAGCTTCCTGACGCGCGCGGTTCCACGCTGACACGATCGCGTTCGCCTCGCGCAGAATGGCCTCCTGCTCCGTCTCCGGCTCAATCGCTGACTTGAGCATCACAGGCTTCGGGTTGAGCGCTCGCCTCACCGTGTCGACGCTCAGGCCAGTTTCGTCCGCGATTTGGCGGGCCGTCCCCTTAGTTTGCGGCGGTGGCTTGCCATACCCGATTTCAGGTGCAGCATTTTGCGGCACCTGAATTTCGGTCACCTTTCTTGCCTCAAGCAACTCGGCATAGCGGCGGATATGCTCGTCACGCTGTTCCTTGGTGAGATCTAGGCGATGGAGGTTCTCGGCGATCTCCCAAAGCTCGGCTTGGATTTCGTCGTCATCGACCTCTATGCAGTCGATGTGCGACCAACCCAGCAGCTTTGCAGCAGCGAGGCGGTGAGCGCCAGCCACGAGCACAGGGACACCGGCGGTCAGGTCTCCGTCGACGACCATCTCTTCCACTATGCGGACGCTGATCGGCTGCCGGAGCCCGATCTCCCTCAGCGATGCTGACAGGCGCCCAACGGCGTCATCGGAGAGCGTGCGGTGACGCTCCCCGATCACGATGTCATCGACGCGAATGCTGTGCTGTTGCATCAGACAAGCGCCGGAAAAGGCAGCGTCGAGGACAGGTTGTTGGCCCGAACCTTCATGCCGCGTCGATGGTAATTCCACGCCTTGAAGATCATCGCGATCTTGCGGTCACGAGGCATCCGTCCCTCAAGGAGCTTCTCGCGCAGCGTGTGCGCGGGGTCGCCGATCTTTAAGCCATCTCCCCGGCAGACGCGCTCAAGGAAGACACGCGCTTCGTCGCGGTTGATTTTGGTCAACACATAATACGCGAAGCCGATGATGCTCGCCGCAGCGAACCGCTTGGAATAATGATAGTTAGTGTGGCCGAAAGTCGCGGCGTCGGCCAGCAACGCATCCTTGGCGACGCGCTCCCGAATAACCGTGCTGGTAACGTAATTTGCGAAATTCAGGTTGGTGAAGTGATCATGCTCGTAGGCGATGGCCATCCGCGCGATTGCCGCCACGAGTGCGTGGTTGGCCACACCTTCCATGCCGAGAAAGTCCGCTGCGCCCCGCACAACACCCTGGTCCACCGTCAGACGAGTGTCCCGATCAATCCCGAACAGCATCATCACCGGGACGGTGGCGTTGCTGTCGATCACGGCGAGGCAGCGGTGCTGTCCATCGTTGAGCTTGCCGTCCTTGGCAATAATGACAGGCTCGCCATTGAGCGCCCATTTCCCCGCTGCCATGTCCGAGGCATATTGGATGACCTTTGTGTTGCGGACTGAACGGTTGTTCGGGTTCAGGTCGAGAATGGTCTTGGCCAGAGTAGGCGAGAGCTGCACGATGTGCATGCGTGGCTCTGACTGAGCCGTCTCGACCTCGTGCATGAACCACGCCGGGGTGCCGATCGGCACATCCACTTTTTTCAGTAGTGCAGTCATTGTATATTGCTCCTTGTCAGATGGTCGGGCCGCGTTCCGGTGCAGGGAACGCCTTCGCGGTTCTCGGAGCGCGGCCCTTCCGCCCCGGCGAAGTCCAGTAAATGACTGTGGTGTGATCCACTCGGAGCCACCCGCCGATCTGCTTCAGCGTGAAGCCGTCTGCACGAAGGCGGCACATCACTTCCCGTCGGGCAGCGCGCGCGGCTGCATCTCCGCGCTCCAGCGCGTAGGCTGGCAGGAACCGCTCCGGCGCCGTGGAAAACTTCGCAGCCGCTTCCGCAGCGTATCGCTCGACGCGGGGCGTCATACGCTTGCCCCCTCGATAGAGACGACCGACATGCTCAAACCTCCCTCAGTTCGATCTCAGGGAAGAGCGCGCGGAACAGGGCTGAGCGCAGCGGATAGTCGCGCACCGTGTAGCCCTTGCTGTCCTCTGCGATGTCCTTGAGGGTGTTGGCTTCGGTGTAGAAGAAATCGACCTTGAATCCCGCGCGCCGTCCGTTCTTGTGCTTCAGTTGCTCGCCATCGATGACGAACCAGAACTGATGCTGATGGCTGAAATTCACGATCTCGCCCGCACGCTCTAGGACGCGCAGTTCATTGCACCGCTTCGCTTCCCGAGCGCTGTCATGCTCGTGACCGATTGAGCAGTGCGACTTACGCGCGCCGTATTTATTGCGCCGAAAGTGGTTCACCCCATGCTCTCCTGGCGCTGGCGTGCGAGGGCTTGGGCGAGCATCAGGCAGCGTGTGCGTTGCTCGCTGTCCTTGCGGAGACGGGCTTCGCGTGCACGGTCTGCCTCTACCCGGCGCGTTGTTGCTGCGGGGTGACGGTGGATGTGGCGTCGGTACCAGTTGATGAGGGAGGCGATCATGCTGCACGCTCCACTGACCTGCGCATGCGGTTCCAGCGCGGGCATCCGGGGGCTTCCACGGGCTTGAGCGGCTGAATGGCGATGGCGCGGCCCTTGAGGTCGCGGAGGACGATGCTCGGGGCGTAGATCTGGATCATGTCCGCGCTCCGAACAAATCACCCTGCGCCGGGCGTTCAGCCATCGCACGGCGGCGCGCGTTGCCTGCCCATTGGATCAAGGTCGCGGAGAATTGCGGGTGCGAACTGCGCCGCACTCGGGCTTCACGCAGATACACGCGGGCGCAGTGCAGATTGATTTCGCGATCGGTCATACCCTCTCCTTTGGTTTGGAGAGGGACTTGAGCTGCTGGCGGAAATCCTCGGATACTTCGTCGTCGATCTTGCGGAAGCGACTTGCGGAGAACCCCGCGTAGGGTTCGCTATCGATCCCGACGAACTTAAGGCAGAGCTTGCCGGGGCGTCGCCCCAAGGACAACCTTACCGCTTCGACGCGATAAACAGCGTCGACTTTGCAGTAGCGAGCGACCAACTGCTTGCCTTTGTCCGACATTGCTATGCGTGCTGGCGACGCATCCACACAGACGACCACATCCCCCGGAGCAAATGGCGCGCTCATGCTGCACCTCGCAGTTCATCAGCTTCCTTGAGGAAGGCGACCAGCGAGGGCATGTGAGGCCGCAGCTTGTCGGCGACACGGAGCGTTTCGGAATGGATGCGCTTCCCATCCTTGAGCGCTTCGGACAGCTCGGCTGCGACATCGCAAAGACCGGAAAGTGTCATTAGGTCGTTGGCGGCGTCAGGGTGCGAGCGGCAAATCTCGAACCCGTAGTATGCCAAGACTTCCCGAAGCGCGGTTTCGTCGGCGCAAAGCGAGTTCAGGACCGTATGCGCTTCGGGAAGATTGTCCGTGGCAATGGCGCGGCTGATCGTCTTAGGGTCGCTCAAGTCCATCTTGCCGGCCATGGTGGCGAGGCCCATCGACGGCCCTACCCGGCCCCATGCGATCGAGAGCAGCCGCTTAAACTTGTCCTTTGAGAGCGGCTCGGGAGGACAGACATTGTTGCGGTGCGTCATTTAGATGCGCTCCTGTGATGAACGATGATTTGATCCGGCCTGACCCGCGTCTTCTGGGCACTGTCGCTTGGCAGTGCTTGGCTTTGACGCTCGCCGGTCGGCTTTATGGCGTGCCAGCGGAAGCCAGCAGCAGTGGCGAGAATGACGACCACGAACCACGCACAGCCAGCGATCAGGAAGTGGAGGGCCGTCATGTGGACGAAGCTCCTTGAGTGGCTGTGCAGCCTGTTCCGGATCCAGCAGTCAGGCGTGTGCCGGTGCGGCAATCCAACCCAAGGCGGCCACCTGTGCGACCAGTGCTGGAAGGATGAGCAGATTTGACCGCCGCTGTTTCACGCGCGCCAGCAGGGATGGACTCCCCGTGGCGCGCGCCCTTACCGTCCGAAGTGCGAGGAACAGACGGGAGGGATTCGAAATGGCGGACGAGGCACGCGCTCAGGCTATCGGCGAACACGCGGCGATCAGGTATCTTCTGGCGGATATCGTTCACCGGGTATGCAGGCAGCAATCCGACCCAGCTGGATACGCCAAGGACTGGTCGCGCAGCAGCCTCAAAGGCTGGGATCGAGCCGTGGATCGAGCACCGGGAAACGAAGTGGTCAGCCACGCCGCTCTCCACGAACTGGAGACGTTCTGGGCGAACCTTCTTGAAGCCTTTCCAGAGCATGGCGCCACTCAGCCGCGGCGAGATGGCTAGTAGCCCCATCAGTGGATCTAGTACCCACTTCAGGCGCACGCCCTGTCATCACCAGCGCGACCAGCACGGCATAGGCGACCGCGAGAACGATGATCGCGGCGGGGATCATGCTGCGGCATCCGTCGGGACCGGCGGCAAGTGACGTTCGAGGGCGATCAGCGTCGCGGCGCTGGGGTTCCACCCCGTGTCCTCGATGCCCTGCAAAGTGTTCGGGTGAAGCCCGGCCTTCTCGGCGAGACCTTTCTTGGTAACGCCCGGGCTCTTGAGATGGTCGCGGATGCGCTCGATGGTGCTGATAACCATGACCGGCTAGAAACCACATCTGAATGTGTTTTTCAAGCGACAAATCACATCAGCATGGGGTTTGTACCTGCTAGGCGCGCTCGTATGGCCCGCACCCCGGAAGATCGCCGCGAGATACTTCGCAAGTTCATGTCCGAAAAAGGGCTCAAGCCGGGGCCATGGGCTAAGCAATCAGGCGTCGCGGCCAACTCGCTCTACAACTTCCTCAACGGCCATTCTGACGCCTTGGACCACACCACCTATGCCAAGCTTGCCCGAACGCAGCAGGTTCCGGTTTGGCGCTTGAGCGGGGACAAGCCAGAACCACCCGGCCCGTCCTCGCTATGGGTCGCCGGCCATGTAGAAGCGGGAGTTTTTCGCGAAGCTGTTCAATGGGATCAATCGCTGTGGTATTCGGTTGATGTGCCTGTGCCCGATCGATTCCGGCGCGTCGCGAAAGCCCTAGAAGTCCGCGGCCCGTCGATGAACCTTGAATACCCGGATGGGTCCGTCGTGGTGTGGGTTGACGTGCTTGATGCCCGCCCAATGCAAGACGGCGATCATGTCATCGTCTATGCTCACCGGCACGACGACAGCATCGAAGCAACCGTCAAGGAGCTTCGCGTCATGAACGGCCGGAGGTGGCTGTTGCCGAAGTCAACGGATCCAGCTCACCAGGCCCCTATCGATCTCGACGAGCCCGGCGAGGGAATTCGCGAAGTGGAGGTGAAGGGGATCGTGCTAGGCGGATACCGTCCTAGGCTGGTCTAGCGCTAGCGGTAGACACCGTTACGAGCCATCAACCAGTTTATGTCCTGCTCCTGCGCTTTGTCGCGGCGGTTTCCAATATCAACGTTATCGTTAAACGTTTTACGCAGCGCCGTGTGGTTTCCCCGCGCCTCATCCAAAGATGCCGCCACCGCCTTGAGATAGCGGTCGGAGGATTCAAGATCGCTTTTCAGGTTGGCGACTTCCGCCTCCAGCTCGGCAACTTTGTCCTTTAGGCGGCCTGCCTCGTTAAGGGCATCTACTGCCCTGTCATCCGCTCGCCGAGCCGTGTCCACGGGCGTTTCGCACCCCGCGAGCGCCAGCGCCCCTGTCACTATCATTAGTAGCCGCATAGGCCCCTCCCCGAATCACACCGTAGCGCACGAAAAACACATGCTGGTGTGATTTAGTGCTTGCGAACCACATTTGAATGTGATTATACAGTGCCCATCAGCCGCCCACAGTGGGCCGGTATGATGGGAGAATGTCATGCAGATCGATTGGTACGAGCGCCGCGATGAGCTGGCCCCCGGTCAGGTCTTCACCGAATACGAAGGCGACCTCGTAAAGCTCGATCGCCGCGTGCCCGGAGACGGCACACGTTGGTATGCCGCTACGTGGTGGGGCGGATCGTGGGACTACGTGGATCACGAGATCGAGCCCGGCGACCTGCGCGAGCGAGTTGCGGACCCGGCAACCTTAGTCGCCTGACCTCCCCAGAGGGTCAGGCGCCCCTCCCCTGCCTGACCCCGAGGATGAAGTCAGCTTCTCCAAAGGATCACGTAATGTCGATCGAACAGACCGATTGGGACGTAATCGAGATTGCCCGCAAGCTGTCGCCCACTGAGGCGCGCGTGTTGCGCCAGCTTCGTGAGGACGGCAAGGGCAACTACGACGGCTCCCTGACCAAGGCTCGCAACAGCCTTCATGCGAAGGGTCTCGCTGACAGCCCGATGGCGCTCGGGTTCGGCCGCAACATGTTTGCCTGTGTGCAGCATCCTACCGAACTCGGTCTGGCTGTCCAGCGCTACATCGGCGGGGAGTCCTGATCCCATGTCGAAGCTCGACACACTCGATCCCTACGTCACGGACAAGTCCGATTGGACGATGGCGGATTACGAGGCCGAAGGTCTTGGACTGGTGGTCGCGGGACGCATCGCCGGTCAGCCCGGAATGAAAGCTCATCATGATCGCGCTGTGGCTCGGGCCTATGCCCTGATCGCCGCGCCTCGGTCTTTGACCAAGGGAGTGCTGGAATAATGGCTACGGTTATTCAGGCGGATCGTGAGCGCGCTGGAGCGTGCGCCCGCTACTTCGAGCACAACTTCACCGCTGTCGAGATCGAGACGGGCGAGGCGGACAACTGCTTGCTCGTCGAGACCATCACCAAGTTCCGTGAAGCATCTACTGAAAAGCTAGAAGCTGACTTGGCTGTGCTGGCTCGATCCTTGCGGGCTGCGCTGGATCACTACGAGCGCAACATCTGCTTCCACGAAGAGACGTACCGCGGCGGCAACATCTGGACAATTTGCGACCAGTGCGGCGCGAAGTGGGCCGACGACGAAGGCGGCTTCACGAACTTCAAGTATCCGCAGGAAATCTCCGACGCCTTTGAAACCCTCACCCGTATTCAAGGTGAATATAGATGTGGGGAGGTGGGCCATGGATAATGGCGCTTCGCCTTTCGGCGACCGGGCTGTCGCGCCTTCGGCGTCGAGCCCGCAAGCGGTCTCGCCCGTCCCGGCTTCCATCCCTAGCGCGTGGTTCGGCATAGAGCCTCAGTTGCCGGAATATTCCGAAGCTGGCCCGGAGCCATCCGTTAGCAGTCTAGTCTATCGCTACTATCGGGGCCACTTTGACGCCGCCGAGGCCCTATCCCTGACAGCTCGGTATCTCGCTGCTCTAGCGTCAGCGATTGAAGCGCGAAGCGGCGAGACGCCACAGCGGCTCGATCCGCAGGACGAAAGCGCGGCCACCGCAGGTGGAGACGCCCAACCTCTCGCAGGTGACGCATGACCGACCTCCCCCACATCCCCGGAGGCTGTGAGCGCTTCAGCAGGATGCTCGCAGACGTGGCCATGGAGCCATACCGCCAGAGCCTCCTGAAAGCACATGCTCAATTCAAGGCAGACATGAACGGTGGAGCTGCTGAACGCGCTCGCCTGATGATCGAGGAGAACCGTCGTGGGTGATCTCAAAGCAACGCCGGGGCCGTGGTCGATCATCACCGACGATGACAGCGATCTCGACATCACCGTCAACGGTGGGGATGCCGACAACGGCCAGATCGCCAGCCAATGGGTGGTGGTCGAAAGCCCAACGCATGCCGGGTTCGCCGCCGCCGTAATCGATATGAACTGGCCGAACTCATGCGACGACGACAAGCTCAACGCCAACGCCCACCTGATCGCTGCTGCGCCTAAACTGTATGAGGCGCTTTACCTAGTCGTGAAGCGCTGCGGGCCTAACTCGACCGATGGCGCCATTGCACGCGCCGCTATCGCCAAAGCCCGCGGTGAAGCCCCTCCCCAATCGATGAAAGGTAAGGATCATGGCTAAGGTGATCCAGGCTGATCGCGTGGTGGCTGGCCAATTGGTCTATCCCGCGCAATCTGCGGCAAGGATTTTAGGCGGTCGGCATGACGATCATCCCACCGTCCAAGCCTTCGCCGCCCACCGTGAAGCATCTACTGCTCAGCTATTAGCTGAGAGGGATGAGCTGGTTTCCCTGCTAAAGCGGGTGAACGCTGTTATCAATGCTGCGCAGTCGGAAATCGACGCGGAATGGCGCGAACACGACAAGGTTGCGGAACGGCACAACAACGTTGTCCGCCAATTCCGCAATGACGTTCAAGGCGTCCTCTCTCGCATCCAAGGACAAGGTGAATACACCTGTGGGGGTGGGGAATGAGCCGGGATCAGGGCGCTTCGCCTTCCGGCGACCGGGCTGGCGGGCTTCGCCCTGAGCCTGCTGCGCAGTCTCAGCCAGAGGCGCTCATCCCTAGCGCAAACGGGCCTGATCTGTGGCGCGCGATCCTCGCCGTCATGCCGGTCGGTTCCGTCATCGCTGGCGGTGCGGTTCGCGACTATCTGCTCGGCGTGGAGCCTAAGGATATCGACGTCTTTTCCGACATCGCGGCCGAGCGCGCAATGCCCAGTGAGGCTGATCATAACATCGTTTACAGCGATCCCAGGTTCGGCCTCTACCGCATCGAAAACGAGTACGAGCGGTTCGAGGAATACGCCGCCGTCTCCAACATTGCATGCGTTAGCAGCGGTCAGCTGCTCGGGCACCGCGTCGATCATGTCATCATCGAAGGCTTCACCAGCGGGCCGGAATTGGTCGCCGGGTTCGACTTCGGGCTGAACCGCTGCTGGTTCGACGGCGAAATCCACGACACCGACGAAGCTCGCCACGACCGAGAGACGCGCACCGCGACCTTGCTGCTGACTGACCGCGTTGAGCGCAGCGCGACACGCTTTCAGCGTCTGAACGAGCGTTGGGGCGGGGGCTGGCGCTATGTCGTCCCCGCGTCAGCGATTGAAGCCCGCAGGGCCGGAACCGAAGGGTCCGGCGCATGACCACAATCTCCAATCCCAAGAGCGTGTCAGACTGGATCGAGGTCGAACCTGATCCGGACTGCGAGTATTGCTTCGGTACCGGCTCGGTCGAGACTGGCGGCGACGAGGCGCACACGATTTTCTCGGTGGCCTGCATCTGCACGGCCCCGCACGGACCGATGCGGACCTGTACCTGCATCGAAGGCGAACCCGACACCGGGTGCGTCGATCATGGAGACGGCTCGACTTGGGACTTGCCGCCGAGTGACGAGACCATTCCGGACGGGTGGCTTGCAGACGGGAGTTGGGCGCCATGACCGCCCTCCCCCAAGTGCGCGGAGGCTGTGACCGCCTCTCCCGCCTGCTCGAATCAGTGAAGTTCACAGAAACAAACATGCGCTTGCCCGAGATCGGGAGAACGCGCGTCAAGGAGGTGTCCAATGCGTGACATGACCCCGAAGGAAATGGCAGTCAACGAGCTGGTCCGCCTCCTGGCGCCGGTCCTGACGCATCACCTCGGCATGGCAGCGCGACATCGCGAAGACCGTTTTCGCGCCGCTCTGGAAACGCTTGTCGGGCCGACTGGGCCGCGACCCACCGATATCAAGGATGCGGGTCATGAGTGAGCTTAAGCCATGCCCGTTCTGTGGGGCGGAGGCCACGCGCTTTACCATCGGTGATGACGAGCCGAACAACGCCGGTGGCGACGTTATTGTGTGCACCGGCTGCCAAGCGTCCAGTCATGTTGAGTTCGGGCGTAAGGAAAACCTCGTCAGCTGCTGGAACCAGCGCGCCGAATCCGTGAACACTGATCTACTGGAAGCGCTGAAGGCCCTCAAGCGCGCGCACGACACGTTCGATCCAGACGAGTGGATCGACGCTGAGGCGGCAGCCGACGCCGCCATCTCCCGAGCGGAGAAGCCCCATGGCTAACCTTCAGTACCTCATTTTCGTGGCGGCTGTCGTGGCTTCGATCTGGAGCCTGATCGACACGTTCGCATCCAATTCCAACCCCGGAGCTGAAGCATGAACGCTGTAACGCCGATCCGCGCTTGCTCCAAGGAATTGGACGCGATCACCGACGTGAATCTGACCGCCATTTTTGAGCGTGAGGGCATCAAGAAGGTCGAGCGCCTGTCGTGCTTCTACGCTGTCTTGCTGATGGATGGACGCATCGGCGTGGCCCAGTCCGTTGGTGACGCTTTGGCGAAGGCCAAGGCTCCCGGCGCGTGCAACGTCAATCGAAAGCGCGTGGCATGACCGAGATCGGTCACAATAATCCGCCATCCCACGAGGCGATCGGCCTCCATATCGACGACCTGTACGACGAGGCCAAAGGCTTTCTCGACGGGGAGGCGATTGCCAACCAAGGGCAGGCCGATGCCGTCGCGGACTTGATGGACAAGCTGCGCAAGGCCCGTCGCGATGCAGACAGCTTTCGCGCGGAGGAGAAGCGGCCGCACGACGAAGCCGCCAAGGCCGTCCAAGTCAAGTACAAGCCACTGCTCGACAAGTGCGATCGAGGCGTTGAAGCATGTCGCTCAGCCCTTTCGCCGTGGCTGCGTCAGATCGAGGCGGAGCGTGCCGAGGAGGCTCGATTGGCGCGCCTGGCAGCGGATGCGCGGGCCACAGAGGCACGAGATAAGCTCGCCGACCCCGCGAACCTTGCCGCACGCGAGGAGGCTGAAACCTTGCTCGCCGACGCCAAGCGCGCCGATCGCGTTGCCAGCCGAGCGGAGAAGGCGCGCCCTCAAGCGTCCGGCGAGGGACGCGCCATTGGCCTGCGTACCTACTACGAACCGGAACTGATCGATGCCAAGGCTGCGCTACGCCATTACATGGCGACCCAGCCAGACGCCCTGAAGCTGTGGCTTCTCGCTCAGGCCCGCACCGACGTTCATACCGGCGCGCGCAATATTCCGGGCTTCAACATTCGAGAAGACCGGAGGGCAGCGTGACCGTGTTTGCCAAACTCTCCGCCCCGTTCCCGCCCAAGGCGATTAGCTGGCGCGCGCAGGCGGTCAGCAATCGTGACCCGAACGCCCCCAAGGCTATGGCGCTCGCATATATCGATGCCCGGGACGTGATGAACCGTCTCGACGAGGTGTGCGGCCCCGATGGGTGGGAAGACAGCTATGTCGAAACCCCGCTGGGCCGCGTCATCTGCACGATCCGCATCCGCACGGAGGATGGCTGGGTATCCAAGTCGGATGGTGCGGGAAAGACCGATGTCGAGGGCGACAAGGGTGGCATCTCCGACGCTTTCAAGCGCGCCGCCGTCAAGTGGGGCATCGGCCGTTACCTCTACGACATGAAGACCCCTTGGGTTCGCTGTGAACTCTACAACGGGAAATGGTCGAAGTGGACCGCCGAGGGCCAACGCGAGCTTGATCGTATCGCCGGAAAGGCCGTGGACGCCATGCCCGCCGCCGTGATCGATGACGGCCAATGGGCGCTCATCGCCGACCTGATCGCGAGGACCGGCTCCGATGCCGTTGTCATGTGCGAGCATTACAAGATCGCCTCCCTCAAAGAGATGACCGTTCCGCAGTTCGAGGACGCCAGCGAGCACCTTCGAAAGCGCCTCCCCCAACCCGAACAGAAGGCAGCCTAACCGTGCAGCTATTGACCATCACAGGAAACCTGGGCCGCGACCCTGAGCTGAAGTCGCTGAGCGGCGGCGATCAGGTGTGCAACTTCTCTGTCGCCGTGAAGCAAGGTTTCGATCGGGACGCCAAGAGCGAGTGGTTCCGCTGCGCCGTATTCGGCAAGCGCGCCGAGACGGTGAGCCGCTATCTCCGCAAGGGGATGAAGGTCACCGTGGCTGGTCAGCTCACCATCGGTGAGTATCAGGGTAAGCCGCAATATGACGTTCGCGTCATTGACGTGGAATGGCCGCACGAGGCGCAGCAGCAGGACCGTCGTGAGGAGCCGCAACAGAGCGGCCACCGCCAAGACCTTGACGACGACGTGCCGTTCTGATGCTCAAGCCGTCCGCCTTCAAGCCGCGTAGGCAGAACTCGCATCGTGCAGATGCGTGGAAGCGTTGCGAGCCGTTCCTGAAATGGCTTCGCGGGCGGCCATGCTTCCTGACGACGATCCACGGAGCCCGCCACCAGTGCGCCGGTAAGGTGCGTGCGTGTCATTTCGATCCGTTCGGGAACAAGGGCATCGCGACCAAGGTCAGCGATCAGGCTTCGATGCCGATGTGCGACGGCGCCCATGCCGAGCAAACCGATGTGCTGGGCTGGCCCAAGTTCCAGTTGAAGTACGGCTTCGACGGGCGCGACGTGACGACCGCCTACTGGCTGGAATGGCTATCAACCCCGATGGGGCGAGCATGGGAGCAGCGCAATGGCTGACATCGAACGCGCCATTCAAGAAGCGGAGGAGCTTTTCGTCGCCGCCGGTCGAGCAAAGATCGACGCCGAGGCGATGGATCTGCGCCGCAAGCGCACCAGGGCGATCCTGTTCGTCAAGTACAAGGACGCTGGCAACGCTGCTGGCGCGAGCGAGCAGATGGCCGAGGCTGACCCGGTTTACGAGCTGGCCTGCACTGACTGGCAGAACGCCGCCCTTGAGGCGGAAACCCTCCGCGCCCGCGCGGAGGCCAAGCGCCTGCGTTTCGAGGCGTGGCGCACCACCCGAGCGGACGAGCGCGCCGCCATGAACCTTCGATAGGAGAGCTACAATGCTGTTCGGATATTCGATTGTGAAGACGAGTGAGCTTGCAGCCCTGAGGGACAAGCTGGACCGGCATACCCGAGGGCTTGCCAAGGGAACCGCTGCATCTGTCGCTTCTGCTGCGCGCCGCAAGGCTGCTGGACAGGGCACCGAGCGGTGAACAAGGAATTCCACGCCGCCACTATTCGGGAGCTTGAAAGCTGGCCCGGCGTCACGATGACCGAAGAGGACGGAGGCAAGCACTCTAAGGTCGTGCTGCATTTCAATGGTGAAAGCCGCATCGTGGTCGTCGCCAATACGCCGAGCGATGCCCGCGCACTGCCTAATCATATCGCGCTCCTGAGACGGGAAATCCGCGGGCTCGGGGCAGAGCGAGCGCACATTGTATCTGGTGCGAAGGCCGCCCCCGCCAACCCCGTCCTGAAACCGGAACAGCTAGTCAAGGAAATCCCTATGAGTCGAGAAGCCAAGCAAGAGGCCATTTTCAAGAGCATCGGCGACCTCCGTTATTCGGAGATGCTATCACTCGCCGAGTTCCTGCGCGACGTTGCGACCGAGAGCAAATTGCAGCGCGGTAATCCGCAGAGCTGGGCAAAGATGCTTCAGACCGCAGTGGATTGCCAAGTCGCAGCGCGGGCTGACGCATAACCTTCCCGCCCGCGTCCCCTCCCATCGCGCGGGCCATCCCGGGGGCAGTCTAATCGGGTGACCAAGGACTGCCCCCAAATGGAGACTTGATGATGCAGACCGAGTACGTTCTCAGATCGCTGTCAGGACGCGATGTCCTTGCTTGCGGTGATGAAGCTCGTGCGCGTGCCCGCATGGCCGAAATGGCTGAGCGAGGAACCCGGCTTCGTCTGTTCCGCGTCACCCATCGGGAAAAGGAACTGGCGGCGTGAGCAAACTTCTGGAACTCGCTGAGCGGTGCGAGAAGGCCGAAGGGCCGGATGGCGACCTTGGGCTGGACATCAGCATTGCACTGGACCTGCCGACTCCGCATAAGTGTCCTACTGAATTTCTCGATGCCGCCATCTTGACCGTGCCGAAAGGCTGGTGGTGGAGCGCTGGCGATTGCAGCGTATCATCAGACGCGAGCGTTGGGCCTGATGTTGCCTATTGCGACAAGGATTTGCTCGCAAAGTTCGACGCTGGCCTCCACGCGGATTTACCACATCCGTCAAATCCAGCGCTAGCCCTATGCTCCGTTGCTCTTCGCGCTCAGGCGGCACTGGAAGATCAATCTCTGACGGTGGGAGGGTAGCGATGTACACTGTGCTGTACTGGTTCGGCGTCGTGCATGCGGTGGCTTACGGGTTGGCCGGGGCGGCGTTCGTGCTGATCTACGCCGTCTTCTGGG